CTGCTGCGAGATCGACCTTCCCACTAAGCCCCTGAAGCACATCTTTGACGAGTCAGGGGAGATTTCGCTATGTACACTAGCAGCAATCAATTGGGGGAAGATCCGTGTACCTACAGACTTTGAACGTCCTTGCACTCTTGTTGTCCGCGCTCTGGACGAGCTTCTGGATTATCAAGACTATCCAGTTGAGGCGGCGAGAAGGTCCACTATGTCAAGAAGACCGCTTGGTGTTGGCATTGTCAATCTCGCTTACTGGCTTGCTCGCAACGATCTATCTTACCAACATATAGATAAGGATGGTCTCAACAAGATCCACGAATACACTGAGGCTTGGTCGTACTACCTGATCAAGGCGTCTGTGGAACTAGCATATGAGAAGGGGCCGTGCCCGCTGTCTCATGAAACCAAGTATCACTACAGCCAACTGCCCATCGATACCTACAAGAGAGAGGTTGATGAGTTGGCTGATCCAGACTACAAGATGGATTGGGCTTTCCTTCGCAGTCGCCTGAGTGATCATGGCATTCGTAACTCTACTCTGATGGCACTGATGCCGGCAGAAACGTCTGCGCAGATCTCTAACTCGACGAATGGCATTGAGCCTCCTCGCTCTCTGGTGTCTGTGAAGGTATCAAAGGATGGTGTTCTGAAGCAGGTTGTTCCTGAGGTTCGTAAGCTCAAGAACAAGTATGATCTGCTTTGGGATCAGAAGTCACCCGAGGGTTACTTGAAGATCTGTGCCGTGCTGCAGAAGTTCATTGACCAGGGCATCTCGGTTAACACGAGCTACAATCCAAAGTTCTATGAGGGTGAAGAGATTCCTCTGTCCGAGCTGATCAAGCACATTGTGATGTTCTATCGCTATGGTGGCAAGCAGCTGTACTACTTCAACACTGCAGATAATGCGGGTGAGGCAGTAGTGATGCCAGAGCTTGACAAGTCTGATGTGCAAGAAGAAGACTGCGATAGCTGCAAGATCTGATGGCATACCTCAATCACAACATCCCAACTATAACGTGTCTCATCCGCAACGAGTATTTGTTCAACCACGAGAAGGGTCATGGTGAATACTCGTTGTGTGATGTACACTCCGTTGCTTCAATAGAGAAGCGGGTGCCTCTGTTTGAGGCATTCTTGGAGAATGGTGTTAACTGGACGCGGAGACCAATCTCCGCGTTCTGCTGGAAGCCTTGTGAACCAGAACCCCTGTTCAACCACATGTACTGGGACTGCTTCTCACACTATGTTGATGTTCAAGTCAGGGCCCGCATGGCTGGACTGAGAGCAGAGCTTGTGAGGTGGAATGGCTCCAAGGCTGAGGGTACGTATATGTTCACACTTGACTGGAGTTTTGAGAACAAGTCCATGATGGACACAAACTTCTCAGAAACACCAGAGCACAAGTGTGCACACGTATTCAAAATGGATCATGGCAACTTCTACGCCTACCCAAACAACAGAATCATCTGGTATGACAGCGCCTGGACCAAGAACAGGATCACTGGCAACCCCGGCTTCAAGATTGACATGAATGTGTACAGCGTTGAAAACATGATTCGAAAAGAGACTGATGACTCTTACTTCTACGAGGTAAAGGATGCGCTCTGAGAAGTATGGGTATGACCTGACGCTATATACGTACCTCTACCCAAGCACTGTGTGCAAGGGTGTAGGTGTATTTGCTCTTGTTGACATTTCCAAGGATACGTGTATATTCAAGCCTGCGCTAGCAGAGAAGGTGCCCTGGGCTGCTGTCCCCGATGCAATTGTGGACAAGCTAGGGTCCCTTACTCTGTGGGATGATGAGGGTTTCTGGGTCAATTGCGATATCAGTAGAATTGGCCCGGAGTACTACATCAATCACTCACACAATCCCAATGTGATGTACGACACAGATACAGGTGCTCTATATGCTATCCGCGACATCCAAAAGGATGAAGAGCTGCTACACTACTATTTCCCTGATGAACGCGACTGGTAATACAATTTTCACTCAAGAGGTCAATCAATGACATATAGCGTTTTCGACTCTACTAATAAGAAAGATTTTGTCACCGCGAAGTGTTTTCTTGATGATCCTGTGACTATTGCTCGCTATGACCGACAAAAGTATCCCATCTTTGAGAAGCTGATCAATCAGCAGCTTGGGTTCTTCTGGCGTCCGGAAGAGGTTGAAGTTGTACGTGATGCCAAGGACTTCAAGGGACTGAGCAAGCACGAGCAGCATATCTTCACCAGCAATCTCAAGCGTCAGATCCTGCTGGACTCTGTGCAGGGCCGCTCGCCTAACGTCGCGTTCCTTCCTATTGCATCGCTGCCTGAGATTGAGACGTGGATTGCAACCTGGGCATTCTCTGAAACAATCCACTCTCGTAGCTATAGCCACATCATTCGCAACGTCTATCCTGACCCATCAAAGGTGTTTGATGAGATGATGGACATCGAAGAGATTGTCGACTGTGCCAAGGATATCAGTAAGAACTACGATGATCTGATTCATTACAACAACCTGGCACAGGTAACCGGCTATCACGGCGATGCATTCCTGCACTCTGAGGAAGTGCTGTATCAGCACAAGAAGGCTCTCTGGCTGGCGCTGATGTCGGTCAACATCCTAGAGGGCATCCGCTTCTATGTTTCCTTTGCTTGCTCCTGGGCATTTGCTGAGGTAAAGAAGATGGAAGGCAATGCCAAGATCATCAAGCTGATTGCTCGTGATGAGAACCTACACCTTGCAGCCACGCAGCATCTGCTCAAGATCCTTCCTCAGGACGATCCTGACTTTGTAAAGATCCGCGAGGAAACCAGGGAGCAGTGCATCAAGATGTTTGTGGATGCAGCTGATCAGGAGAAGGCTTGGGCTGACTACCTGTTCAAGGATGGATCGATGATCGGGCTGAATAAGACTCTCCTAAATGAGTATGTTGAGTGGATTACCAATCGCAGGCTGCAGGCTGTTGGTTTGCCTCTGCAGTACAAGACTGGATCCAATCCTTTGCCATGGACACAGAAGTGGATCAGTGGAGGTGAAGTGCAGGTTGCTCCACAGGAAACACAAATCACATCTTACATCGTCGGTGGCGTAAAGAAGGACGTGTCGACGGACTCACTAAAGGGACTCGCACTATGAAGGTACAGCTTTTAACTGACATTGCCGAGGCAATCAGAGACTACTCCAACGATATTCCTACATTGTATGAGCAGCTTGTAGGTATTTTTGTGCGTAACGGCATGACAATCGATCAGCTGGAAGAATGCATCGGCATCGATGAGGATCTCGATGCTGCGATTGATGAATATGAAGAATACCACAACACAACTGACGACGACTTTGATGATGACTGGCCCGATGGGGGTCGCGAAGACTTCTGACTAAGTAGGGGCGAAAGGATTCGCCCCTATGACATGGTATTATGAAGAATCAGCACTAATTGATGAAAGTGTATTAGATCCCTACGTCGGCTTTGTATATCAGATTACAAATGTCACGAGTGGAAGAAAGTACATTGGGAAGAAGCTTCTCAAGTTTAGAAAGAGCAAGCAGGTCAAAGGCAAGAGAAAAAAGTTTCTTGTCGACTCTGATTGGAGGGATTACTGGGGCTCTAACAAGACACTAATTTCAGACGTACAAACATTTGGTGAAGTTAGTTTCAAAAGAGAAATTTTAAGGCTCTGTAAATCAAAAGGTGAATGTAACTACTTTGAGGCAAAACTACAGTTTCAGCTACTAGCACTAGAGAGCGATGACTACTACAACGACTGGATTATGGTCAAGGTTCATCGCTCACATTTAAAAAAGGTTGACTTTTGATAGAGCCCCAGTATACTTACAGTATTGACAATAGGAGTGAGATATGCCACATCCAGCTAAAAACAGACCTCGAAAGGGACGCCGCAAGGTTGGTTCCAAGAAGAGGAAAAACATGAGAGCTAACCGAAAGAAGTAAACAATGTCTATGAACCTTGACGAAGTTAAAGCATACATTCGCAATTGCTCAACCGCATCCAAGATCTACATTGGCTGCGACTCGGAGAGATTTGTTCGAAACGAAAAGTGGTATGCTGACTATGCTTCTGTAGTAGTTGTTCACATCGATGGCAAGCACGGCTGCAAAATCTTTGGTGAAGTGACCAGAGAGCTTGACTACGACCGCAAGGTTGGTAAGCCTGCACTGAGACTGATGAACGAAGCATACAAGGTTCAAGAACTTTACATGAAGTTGCAAGATGCAATTGAAGATCGTTTTTGCGAATTGCATCTTGACATTAACCCCGATGAGCGCTATGGTTCATCCTGTGTGGTCACACAGGCGATTGGCTACATCATTGGCACTTGCAACATGGAACCAAAGGTCAAGCCTTATGCGTTCGCTGCCAGTATTGCCGCCGATCGTTACAAGGGTTTGGTAGCGGCATAAGTACTCTTATGTCGACTGCGACCGCATACTGCGGAACTGGGTGTATTACCCATTAACGAAATTAGGAGATCAAACTTTGTTAAAGCGCACAATCGTCGCGCTTTTGGGTTTGAGCGTTTTACTATTTTGCGTAGATTACGCAGCACAAAGTGCAATTAAAACACGTGAAAACATCATTTCGGAGGATCGTGTAGCCAGCCCACAAGCTGGTGAGTTTGTGATAGTCGTTGAGACTGTCGAAGTTGAAACTTACGCTCAAACACAAAACGATAGCGACAACAACGCTGCCGTTCAGGCTCCAACTGTTGTAAGAGCTTACAACGCTAGAGCTTCTTGGTACAGGCATGGTAAGGTTACTGCCAACGGAGAACGATACAATCCATTGGGTCATACAGTAGCTCACAAGTCTTTACCGTTCGGCACAATGGTTAGATTCACTAATCCGGAAACCGGAGAAAGTGTGGTAGCTAGAGTCAATGATAGAGGTCCATTCATTAAAGGGAGAGAGTTTGATCTTTCCTTGGGTTCTGCAAGAGCAGTTGGAATGGAACGGAGAGGTGTGATGATCTTGCGAATTGAAATATTGTCGT